TCATATTCAGGAAAACCCTTGGAGCTGGAAGCTCCTCCGGTAAAAAACCTGAATTGAATAACTTCCAGCAACAACGCTGAACTTTAGAAACCCTATGTAGGGAAGATATCGACTGTAACGATAGTCTTTTTAGGCGGCATCTCCACTATGACTACGGTGCGCTCGGAAGAGACGTATAGTAATCAAGAGTGGGACACATCAACCACCACAAGCAAGTGAAATCGACTCCTGAACCTGCATATGAGGTTATAGTTGCTGACTCTGATACTGTGTTGGCGACTGCCTGTTTGTAGAGGATCTCAAGTTGAGAACACTCTAAATTAGTCTGATCTGCAGTATTACCAGTATTGGCAAACGTAGGATCAGAGTAATTAAAATTGACTCCTGATAATTGTGGCTGATTCCAAGAAATAGCCCCATTTGTCTGGGAGTTTGTGAACGCTGCACCACCTGCTCCCCATGAATATGATTCAAAAAGGAACCTGAAAATGTTGCCTCCACTGGCGCCAGTATTCTGACTTGCGGTGATGCGTCCCCGCCGATTTACTGCAAAAGTATTATCGGTTATACGCTGTACCCTGACTTCACCGACGTGAGGGTACAAATCGACGGAAACGTTAGCCGTGTAATTCACACCACCACGAAATGCTCCATACATCATGGCAACATATGTGATGGGATGTGTCGGTGTATAATTAAATGGATACGTACCAGAACCAGCAAGAATGCGGTTCGAAGTAGACAAACCATTTGGATCATACCCAAACATTGGCGGCAACCGTGAATATGATTTACCAAACCACATATACTTGGTAGCCGCATTAGCTAACGTGGCAGTTGTATCATAGACGGACATGCGATGCAAAACGTTTCTTAGTGATACAATACTCTCACCAAAATTTAAAGCAAATCTTTCTGGATGTTGACCACCATCATCACCCAGAACTTCCTCAGAAGCGTGAATCTCGATTTCATCACGAGCTTGCACAGCAAAAAAGGAAGGTTCAGGTGAACCACTGGAATTACCGAGTGATGCTTTAGGGTTAGCAAACTCTAAATTGTCACTACCGTGAACTGTAACCAGGATACCCACATTTTGTGGTGACACTGGAGACATAAGAGGTGTCAAAACGGAAATCAAAAAGAGTCCATTATCAAACAAATCATTCACTGGTAAAGAATTGCCCGGCGTCCAATTGTCCCGTGTAATACCGCGAGTGCGGCACCACGCGAGTGCTTGGTGGAATGGCACACGGAAAGAAGCTTTATTATTCTCACCTATGTCCAAAATAGTGGTATACACTGTATTTTCATTAAGAGCTGACGAACCGCCAGATCCTAAAGGGTCCCAAGCAATCTTAAGACGACCTTTATGAAACTTAGTGCACACGACTTCTATGTCAAAAATGATATCACCACGCCAATGTGTGAACATCATACCAACATATGACATAGGTGTGTGATAAACTCGATGAGATCTCACAACTGAGCCACCATCCAATATTGGTACCCTTGCAAAAAGCATGGGACTAACATTGGCATTAAAAATGACCTCACCAACAGCATCTGACGTACTCCATCCGGTAGTTGTAAGTGCTGATGGTATGGTGCAAATATTAGAGATGGCCATTTGGTCAGTATCATCCAAACCATGCAATGTGGGATCCACTGAAAGCTCCTGCTTAGGATCAAGCGTCAGCTTTTGAATTTGTGCCCCAACTTCAGCACTGGCAATATGTGGACCCGGCATGGGTATACGTGCGGGAATGCTATCAATAACGGGCGTATTTGTAAATCCAAAAATAGAAGCGACTTGAGCCAATGCTCCAGCGCCTATGTGTGTGGCACGAGCAAATTTACCTATCACTGGAACATCTGCCAATCGACCTGTAACTTGCGCAACTGCAGAAGCTATGCGCGAGACTGGCCCATCATATTCATCACGAGCCTGCAATGTCAATTCGGAAGTAGCACCATTGAGTTCAACATCCTCAAGCCATGCAAAAGTGTCGATTGAAATCGACGATGATCCTGTGGCACTAGCAACATCCAAGGGGAGGTTCACATAGTAATATAAGGATCCCATTGTCTTTACATCGGCAGCTGAAGTCAACTTTAACCAATTTTTATGGTAAAAGAAAGGCACATGGAGTTCACCACCAGAATTATCTGATGGATGTAACCACACACCTGGCAATTGACTCAATGGTACCATATATGGCAAGGGTGAAGTTGGATTCGTTCGAATCATACTCCGACGATCACCATTATTGGCTGCATTCACATTGGGTTCATACGCAACACGGAGAAGACCGAAATGGAAAGGGGTGGCATTAATGACCACCTTAATACATAACTTTGCACGCAAAAAAGCATAATTTGTTAATTTTTGCTTAATCACAGCATTGTTTAAGTATAAGAACCATGGTTCAATGGTTGAACCAGTGTACCCAATCAAATCTGATGTAGTCCATGTACGTGTGTCGATCAATGTTGGTCGACTCAAAAAACGAGTAAGTGAAGTGTTAGTGGTATGACCACTAGTAGCAATTGGATTTTTAGTATAATCCATCGCCTCGACCACACCTACACTATTGTCAACAAAAGTGACAACCTCGCTGGTCAATGTACCACCTGATGATGAATCATCAACATCAAGTGATTGAATTTCGAAATGTTTAATACTTTCTAAAAGAGTGCATTTCATTCGCTCTGATAGAAGAGTGGTATTTGTAGTAACCACTTCAACTGTTCCTCCCTGTACTTTCGGAAGGTCACAATTTTTCTGATTTTTCTGAAACCATAGGATAAAAACCCAAAGACGGCTTAATCTAAGGGTAGTTGTAGTGTTTCATCACTACAGTGCCTCGGAGGCACGATGAAAACGTTCTACCAACGTAGCATATGTTGGTAACGTGGATTCATTCACGTAAAAACTGTAGGGTTCTTCTTTCAGAACCTCAGCGAAAAACTTTCGTTTTTCTTCAAACTTCTCACGACCGTGAAAGAAGTACTCATTGTTGGCACTCGAGATAACAGCTGTCATCTGCTTGTACTCATCAATGGTTTTGGAAGGAACCCATACTGTGAGTGATTTAATAATCGACTCCTCCTCTAATGGGCACAACCAATTCTGAACCTCATCACTCCACACCCATTTCCGTTTCAAAAAAGAAACTTCACTAATGGGAATGTATGGAACGCTCTCAGCTTCCTTATCAGCCATGGTGTACTCGACACCGATAGTGGCTAATACAGCTTGAACAGCAGTGTGATTAAACCATTCAGCACGGCGACTAACACCAGATGTGTTATCATCTCCGTACGTGAATAGATGCACGTTGTCCTTGAAAGTCAAGCACTCTTTTGCTGGATTCAATACGCAATAACAATATCTCATATAAAGCGAGTTGACCAGCGAGTTAATAATGACAGTCAATGGATGACCTGATGGGTTGGTTCCAAAAAACTCAACCAAATCACCGTCAATGTTGCAAATGGAGAACGAAATATCCTCTCCAATACACATCAACGTGCGCAAAGTGATCTCATCAAAACCAGCTGATTGGTAGATGTCCACAATAAGCTCAAAGATAATAAGAATAAAATCTGCGAGCATACGCTTATCATACTTACCAAAATCACCGGCAATCATGCGATCAACACCAAAAACGGTCAAGTAATCGTAGATACGACCCCATTCCGCTGATTGGCAGACTGTTCCAGGTCCAGCCTCAAAAACAAACTTGTGCTTTTGGACTAGACGAACAAAAGAGAGCAGGTATCTACGCACTACCAAACTCCAATCGACAGGTGCTCCTGTAAATAAACGCGTCTTACCAATCTGACACTTCTTTAGGGGAGTTGCCTCATCCTTAAGATGACCAGTAAAAACTGGATAAGCACGTTTTCCTTGAGCGTAGAGTGCTTCAATGTTCCTCACACGTTCCCAAATCTCTGGACCAAAATCCACTCCATCTGGGCACTCCTCTGTGGGAGCAGCAACAAGGTATTCCTTCTTTGTAGTGTTCCACGGAAAACCCATTGATGTGTTTGTGGCTAAACGATCGATGTATTTGACACCTGGAAGACCGTTCACACTGGCTCGATCGCTCAAAATTACTAGATCTCTCTGCCACCCTTCAGGCAAACCTTGGAGAATATCTTTCAAGAAACCCTCCTTGGCCTGTCGCAAAGTGCAACGATCATATGTAACATTCGGCTTGATCATCTCAATGACGTTGTTGCGCCATGGCTTCCATCCCTTCATCATTGGCTTATCATACCCCACTTCCGTGTTGTAATGAGCAAGCATCTTCGCTTGAAGAGGGGTGGCAGTCACGCTACTTTTAGGTCGCGGACGAAAGCCTTGAAAGGAACCGTACAATCGTATAGTGCCAGTTTCCATATAACGAAACATGCTCTTGTGATGGATTGGACCCAAAACCATTGTTTTGCGACTACAGGTCATCACTGGTTCATCACCAGCTTGGACTACGGGTCGCTTGCTAATTTGTGGGGCTGCCTCCAAAGCCTGTAACTCACTAAGTTGCACTGATAAAACACCAGTAAATTCATCTCGCCCTAAAAAGTGAATCCCAATAATAATGGGGCCACGAGGGGTGATGGCAACATATAATGAGCCACACATACCCAATTCAGTCTTGCTATCAGCTCGACCATAATGGATAGGGAACTTTCTGTTAAAGCTCTCCACTAGGACTTCTTCCATACGTGTGAGAGCGAAAACATTCCGTTTTGTAACGGAGCCGCTTTCCTCACGGACAACAGCGATGGCAGAAGAAGGATCAATGATCTTATCTGTCCAAAAAGCTGTGATATCCTTGAAAGGTGGGAGACTATCAACCTCGAACATACATACATCCGAATCACTACTAAAAGCGATATCACGACGTTTGATGTTGAAGGTCAAATTGGCATTCACACCTTGGGCGGTACTTGATTGAATCAATTCCACAGTGTATTCATGGCCTTCCTCCTTAAAGGCATGACCATTGGTAACACACTTGTGTCCTTTGATAAAAACAGCACGCATATGTCGCACGCTGCTTTCACCAACCACACGGATACGTAGATAAACACAATTACGTGCAAACATATCTCGCACACGCTCCGGTGTTACACCAGCAAGTGAAGAACTAGCTTTAGGAACATCGAAAGTGGTCAATTCGATTGTGGGATTGTACCACACATTCTGACTCTCCTCTTTCTCAAGTTGGGTTTCAGTTGTGCCGAACATGTTTCCCTGGACTTCGAGTGATGAATCACTCTCCTCCTCCTCAGATGGTGGCTTTGTAACCTCCACCTTCACAGGGGGACTTGCAGTCTGCTTTTGCTTATCCACTGAAAAATGCGAATATGCAAAATAAGTGCCTACCGCCATGGATAATACACCCAAAGCGGTGACAATCTTCTTCGTGTGCCGCTGTTTGAAATCTACATAGCGACCATAGAATTGAATCACCGCAAGCTCATTCGAGAGCCCGTTCACAATGTTGAAGGCCACACTGCTCAAAAATCTGGTCTGTGACATATAATCTATGACACGCCAGAAGAACACATAGCCACACAGCCAATTAAGGAAGCTGTTGATGAACAGGATGCTCGCATACCAAGCTTGGTCTAGCGATTGCACCTGAACACATTGTGCATGAGGTAGGGGTAAACAACAATGCTTGCACACCTCAATTTTGAGCATGTCCTTATCAGCATTCATTGCTTTCCCTTGGTTGATCTTGTGCTGAGAACACGCCAGACCAAAATGTTGCAAAAACTCGTTAGTGTTAGTGAAAATCTTCACAACTTCGAGTTCTGCTAACTCTCTGCCTCCTTCAAAACGTGGAACAATCTTTTTTACTTGGATTGTCCAAAGATCAGGAAATCGGCCCTCCTCTACAACGATCTTCTCAGGATCGATGAAGTACTGGTTAGAGTGCAAAAACTCTTCCTTCGGAGTGACTTCAATGACATATGGGAGTCGTCGCCGAACCGCTAGAGGACACCAAAAATACTCTTGAGCATTCAATGTCTCGCAGTTTGTGGTAGCGATGACCAACTCTGCCATAACAGGAGTCTTCCCCTTGTCTTCCAAAGCCGCTTGTGGCGGTACATACGGAACATTATTCACAACATTCAAGAGATCTTGCAATGTGGAATCAATGTCCGTCGATTTCTTCGGGTGTTTGAAAGCGATATCATCCAACTGAATGCACCACTTACTAGTATCAAAGTTGCTCCAATACTCATCAAGGGGGTTACGAACGTAGCGAAAATCATCGCCGCGTTCAAGGTCGAACAAACCACCATAGTAGTTGAACAACATCTTTGCAAACGATGACTTGGCAATACTAGAATGCCCATAGAGGAGCACGCCCATTGGTTGTGCTCGTTCTTTCATCGCTGCTCTTCGTGTAATCTCGGTGTTTGCTAACAACTGTAAAGTACTTAGCTTGCGCTTAATCAGTACAGCGTCAACTCCACTCGAAGATTGAACAAATTTGCTGTAAGCGACACCTTGCTCACACAAGTCACGCAAATCAGCAATATACGAAAAATATGATGTACCATGGGCACTTAAATTTCCCGTAAAAGGTGCAAGATTGATGATACGATCCGCCTCCTTCAACCACTTAGTGTACTTATCACTGCTGTGGATAAAAGACGAGACTTCACCAGTCTGCTTGAACTCATATAAGCGTTCACAGACAAACAAAACTGTGTCAATCACGCATACATAAAAGCTCTTCTTGGAAGAGAAAGCACTCAAAAGCGCTCGCTGTTCCATCTTGGAATAATCCTCATCACTCAGCTCAAAGCCAAAAGTTTTGAGATATCCCTGCACTAATAGGTAACTGTAAAGAGCAACCAATTTCTTGGAGAGCTCACTTTCAGTCACCTGTGACACGCCATTGAAGGCGTTACGAAGGGTGCTTAGAACATCACCCACGTCAAGAGATTGTACCTCGACTGTAAAAAGTCGTTGAACAAGCTCATTGATTCGCATAGATAGGACTTTGCCTGTAAACAAGCGGTAAGCCATCTGCGTGAGAGTATAATACTCATCAATCGTTTCACACTTGAGTGCGAATGTCTTGAGAATGGTAAAATTCTCCATCTGTTTGATGAACCATTCAGCATCGTAACCTCCAAGATCACTTGGAAGGCTTTTTAAGATGAAATAGAGCATCTTGTCAAATTCACGCCAACCCGCATCGGAGTCGGCAGATTGCACTTGCATAGCTGCAATATTGCAACTCTTTCGCTGTTGCTCTTTAAGCGCCAGCACCATGTTCTCACACTCTCCTACATGTGTATAGAGAGGGAAGACAATATCATTGTCATTTACATACGTTTGGCCATCATTTGCCATGTCACTTCGTCGGTCTTTCTGAATAAAACTCGTCATATCGATGTAAATTTCCGTTGTATCTGATTCTTGGGGGGGGTAGTTTATCGTCCGCCAGGACTAGTCCATGCGATGGACACTGTGGCTCGACTTGTACGTGCCACGATACATGTAAAATATACTTTCATACTATCATGGTGCAGATACACTGCATGGTAGGATCAACATAAAGGCGAAGTGACGTCAAATCTGAGAGGTCAACAACCTTGGGTATAGAGGTCAAAATGTTTATTGACTTATACTTAATACAACCTTTGCGATCAGTATAAAATTACAGGGTTTTCTTCAAATATAGCAACTTAATAATATGCAATATATATAAGTGTTTAGATTTTGGATGCTACATTTGCAATATGAACTTCAAAACAATAGGTGTTCAAATACCTATTTTACTCAATTTTTAATTTTGTTAATAATTGAAACATATAGTGGGCATAAAACCCAAATGATAAAGTTAAATAAACTAATACCATATAGTGCAAGCATATCGCACTAGAAAGGGACCCGAAGGTCCCGAACAATAAAGGTTTAGTAAAACCAGTACCATATAGCGCAAAATAAACGCTTTGTAAAAGGGGTAAACATTTGGGTCACTAATGTTCAAAGTGGGTTGAGTTATGTTTATTAATCAACCAAAAATTCAGGACTTAATTTTCATTCTATTCTGTTCAAACACAATGTCGGTCATGGGATACGGCGAAAAGCCGCCCAATCTATTCTTTGATACGATCTCAGTCATGGGATACGGTTGATGCCGCCCAGTCTATTCTTCTATTGTGCGACATCTCAAAGGATGAAACAGAAAGTTCGTCCTCGAACCTTCCTAGGGA